CAACCTGAAAAGCAGCAAGCACCGATTGCCGCTGCTTGGCCTAACTCCTGAAAGGAACATAGACTATGCCTTACGATGCTGTATTTGACGCTACTAAGATCACACCACGTCAAGGTGGTGGTGCTCACCCTGTTGGAAACAAGTTTCCATTCAGGATTACCGGCACTAAAGTAAGCCCGACTAAAAATGCTAGTGGTGGTCTATTCGAAGTCGAATTGACTTCAGATGTTGGTTCTATCACGAACCGATACAATTTGTGGAACCCTAGTGAACAAGCTGTGCGAATTGCGAATGAGCAATTTTCTGCACTGTGCCATGCAGTCGGTGTGTTTCAAATCGACTTCAAGAATGACGGCGCAGCGTTGCTCAATGCTCGCGGGCTGATGGATGTTGGCTATCAGAAGGGTCAGGAACCTTCTGCTGAAAACCCGGCTGGTGGTTACGTCGAACTGAAAAAGGTCTATCGCCCTGATGGATCGGACCCGACCACTCAGCAGGCCAGCGGCGGCACAGGGAACGGCGCTGGTAGCGGTTTCCAGACCGGCAATACCGGACAGGCTCAGAACCAGACCAACCCACAGCAGGGGCAGAATTTCGCTCCACAGGGTGGTGGTAACTTCGGTGGTCAGGGTCAGCCAAACCCCGGTAACAACGTACCGCAGAATTGGGGCGGTCAGCAGAACCCAAGCCAAGGTCAGGGTCAGACCAATTCGAGCGACCAGCAACAGCAAGGCGGGTGGTCGCAAGGTCAAGGGCAGCAGTCTGCCCCTTGGGGTGCTCGCTAACAGTTAGCATTGGGCGGTGTAATAGCCGCCCAATGCTTCCATATTGAGGTTTAACACTCATGATGCTCGATGAACACGTTCGCGGACCATTCATCCTTTGGCAACATTTCGATGAAGGTTGGCGACCGAGAAGTTTTCAATCACTAAAGGAAGCCTATGAAGCGGACAAAGAGCAACGTGAGTGGATAGTGACAAGACCAGTAAAACTTGCGCTGGTCGATTGAGTAGCTTCGGGACTTGCCTTTCTGCTAACCGAACAGAAGTATCGCAAGTCTTAAACGAGCTAGAATAGGACGCCGAAGTTATGCAATTATCCGATAGTGATCTAAAGCGGCTAGAAGTTGAAATTAACACATCGATTGACAAGCATTCTCTAGAGACGCTCACTGAAGGACCACGTAAGCACTTAGGTATGTCTGAAATCGGAAACGATTGTTCAAGACAGCTTTGGTACAAATTTCGATGGATGTATAACGAAGTACATTCGGGTAGAATGCTTAGATTATTCAAGCGCGGTCATCGCGAAGAAAATCGATATATCGAGATTTTGAAAGGTATTGGTTGTGAAGTCTTTCAGCATGACGAAAACGGAAAGCAGTTTCGTGCTAGCGGTGTGATGGGGCATTATGGCGGATCATGCGATGGTGTTGCTCTAACACCTTGGATGAAAGGTGTTCCTTTTCTATTGGAGTTCAAAACTCACAATCAAAAGTCGTTCGATAAGTATCTTGAAGTTGGTATTCATAAATCAAAGCCGCAGCACTATTCGCAAATGTGCTCTTATGGCTTCAAAATGAAAATCGATTACGCCATCTACTTCCCTGAGAATAAAAACACCGACGAGATTAGAATTAGTGTAATCAAATTAGACCACAACGAAGGAATGCTGCTTGAGATTAAAGCCGAAAAGATCATAGGTTCTCAAACAGCACCAGAGCGAATTAGCGATAATCCAGCATACTACAAATGCAAGTATTGTCCTGCGCTCGACTTATGTCATAAGAACGCCAAACCGCTAAAGAATTGTAGGTCTTGTGTGATGGCTACACCAATCGATGACGGTAAATGGAAATGTGAACGCTTTGGTATCATTCCAGAGAGTTTCATTGAAACGGCATGTGACAGGTGGACACCGCTATGAAAATATACGCGATACGTCATAAAATGAATGGTTTGTTCTTATCAGACGGAAAAGCTCTCGCTAAGACTAGGGCAGCTTTATCTAACAAACCTAGACTATTTAAGCGCAAATGTGACGCTAAAAATGCTCTAAATTGTTGGGTTATGGGTGTATGGTCGAACCGTATAAATAGCTACGGTGAAACCGATGGACCAGAACCACCGATGAAGAAACCAGATGATCGAAATAAAGAAGATTTTGAAATTGTAGAAGCTGAGTGTGATTTCAAATGAAATGCTCATGTGGAAAAGAACTCACTGACTTCGATGTTTGTCCTGTACCCACAGGTAGACCGTGCCTCAGTCGATACGAAGTCATTCCGCCAAACTCTTATGACAGACAAGGTTCGATACTGCCAGCGAATACAAACTCGGACGGTATGTTTCTAGTTGGACCTGTGATGTTTGGATACTACGGATGAAACTGCGTGACTACCAAGAGGAAGGTTTACAGGCGCTTTGGCAATACTTTATGACCAATAGCGGCAACCCTGTGCTCGCTTGGCCATGCGGCATGGGTAAAAGTTTAATTCCTGCTGAGTTTATCCGACGCACTATGGTTAACTATCCGGGCCAACGCTTTCTAATGGTGACACATATAAAAGAGTTAATTGAACAGAATTTTGATAGACTTATGACAATATGGCCTAACGCACCAGCAGGTATTAATAGTGCTGGTGTAGGTCAACGCGATTTTATACAGCCTATTATTTATGGAGGTATTCAGTCGATGCATAAGTATGGGTCAGCTTTTGGTCATCGCGATTTATGCTTTGTTGACGAAGCTCATTTGATTAGCCAAGACGATACAAGCATGTATCACAAGTTTCTGAACGAGTTAAAAAAGATCAATCCATATCTTAAAATCATTGGCATGTCGGCTACGCCGTTCCGCATGGGGCAGGGCATGATAACCGATGGTGGATTATTTACTGACATTGCGCACGATCTAACATCGTTCGAGAACTTCAATAAGATGATCGAGGAAGGTTACTTAGCACCTCTAGTTCCTAAACGAACAGAGGTTCAGCTAGACGTTTCTAATGTCGGAATGTCTCGTGGCGAGTTCATCGCGAGCCAACTCCAACACGAAGTAGATAAAGCAGATATTACATGGAAAGGATTGCAAGAGCTTTGCTATCACGGACAGAGTAGGCGGTCTTGGCTAATATTTGCTACTGGTATCGAACATGCAGAGCATATTTCAGAAATGCTTAATCAACTCGGAATTGAATGCGCCGCTGTGCATTCAAAGCAAGAGAAAGTTTATAATGATAATGCTATAGGTGCATTCAAAAACTATAAGCTTCGCGCTATTGTAAACTACGGAAAGTTAACGACTGGTTTTGACCATATAGGGATAGATTTAATCGGTATGTTTAGACCGACCATCAGCACTGCTCTGTGGTGTCAAATGCTCGGTCGTGGGGTTAGACCAGTTTACGCAGATGGTTTTGATCTTGATACGCGCGAGGGTAGGTTGTCAGCTATTGCCCATGGGCCTAAGCAGAATTGTCTTGTACTAGATTTTGCTGTAAATACGATGCGTCTTGGTCCGATTAACGCGCCTGTTATTCCTCGCAAGAAAGGCGATAAGACTGGTGTTGTACCAGCTAAACTATGCGAGGCTTGCGGAACGTATCACCATATCAAAGCGATTAAATGTACTGAATGTGGGCATCCTTTCGAGTTCAAAGTTAATATTGTCGAAAAGGCTAGCACAGTTGAACTGATTAAAGGTTTCGAAGTTCCAATTATCGAAACTCATGAGGTTGCTTATGTATTCTATGCTCGCAAGCAAAAGGATGGAAAAGCTCCATATATTCAGGTAACATACGCTTGCGGTGCAAAGACATTTCTTGAGTTTGTTTTTCCGGAGAACTTTCGATATCGAAAACCGTTTGTTGACTGGTGGCAAATGCGGCATGTCAGTGACCCGCCGAAGAACACAGACGAGGCTTTGAAATATGTAAGCGAACTGCGCTCACCGAAACGTATTCGTGTTCACATGAATAAGATGGTGAACGGGCGCAACTATCCGGAGGTGTTAGGAAGTGAGTATTGATAGACCAACGCGCCTAGACTTGCTTGACAAGCTAGGTAGAGAGTTTGCTGAAATCCTAGATGACAACGGATACTTTCGCACATGTGCAAATTGTGATAACTGGAAACACGGTGATGAAATATGTAAGATTTACGGTAGACCGCCAGTGTCTTTCATTGTCAATCCTAAGACGTGCGAAGCTCATACTGACTTAATCCCATTCTGAAAGGAAAACCGATGACCACAGCAATCTTTATTTTGTTTATGATAACGCAATCAGGCAAAGAAGTTCAACTTGACGATGCAAAGAAGTTCAATCGTCAAGTCGTATGCGAAGCTGTTGGTCAGCTTTACGTGACGACACGTAAAGAGTTATACAAAGGTTACAGGTGCGTAAAACAGCAGTAGTGTTTCGACATGGCTAAAGGGCCAAAAAAACAAACGTTCATCAATCCTCTGATAACCTCGTTGAAGGTGTTGGCTCAGATTGATGTAACGTTAGATCGTCAATGGGAGCATCATGTCGTTCTAAAAGACGGTTGGGCTATGATGCACAATGGTATAATCGCTGCTGGTGAACGCATCACCGAAAGCTTTAATATTTGCCCACACAATGACTTGCTCATTCAAGCGCTATCTAAATGTGGGCAAAACGTTTCATTCACTGAGCTTGAAACCCAACGTTTATCCGTTAAGTCTGATAAGTTTCGCGCCATCATTCCTTGCCTGTCGCTATATGATATGATGATCCCTTCACCTGACCCGCGCTGCGCGACGGTTGACGACAGGCTCAAGGACGCTATCAGAGCGGTTTCTGCGCTGGCAGATGATGATCCTACCCGGCTCATCAAGGCTTCGATTTTGATTGATAGCGGGTCAGCGTACGCGACAGACGGGCACGTCTTGATAGAGGCTTGGCACGGGATCGACCTTCCGCCTATGCTGGCGCTTCCGAAGGCTATCATAGCGCCGCTGGTGAAAAACCAGAAAAAGCTAAGTGGTTTTGGCTATAGTCAATCTAGTTGCACGTTTTATTACGACGATGGAAGCTGGATAAAAAGTCAATTTTACGCAGATAAATGGCCCGATGTCGCTCACGCTATAAATCAAGCGTCGCAGCAAACACCATTGCCTGATAACTTTTATGATGGATTAGCAGCGGTTGAGAAATTTAGTGATGATGGATATGTATATTTTGATAATGGTGTTTTGCGTAGCCATCGAACCGCAGATGAAGGCGCAAGCTACGAAGTGCTCGGATTGCCACAAGGACCTATCATGAAAATCAGCAATCTGAAAATGATTAAACCTTATGTCAAAACTGTTGACTTTCTAGCGAGAAATGGAAAAATGTTAATGTGGTACGGCGAAAATGTTCGCGGTGCGATCATGGGCAGGAGCGATCGATGAATAATTTCGAAACTGAAGATGTACACGAGCATGTTGGATTGATTTTCGATCAATCTAAAAAGCAAGAGATTGAAGAACGACACAATTTAGAGTGCACAGTCGTTGATGATAAAACCAAAGTCCGCTTGTCAAATATGATGACTGAAATCTCGAAAGAATTTGATACATATGCGATGTATCTCAATAACACAGTCAAAATTATTCGAGGTGTGGACGACCCGAAAGATGCTTTTCTTGCTATGGCTGGTGTACTTCCGGCAAAAGATTATAGCTATATGATTTGTCTAATCTGCATCGAACGAACAATTATGCTGCTAAACGATCAAGTGTCTATTCTCAAAGACATTCAGGAGCTTGCTAAGCAATATGCTGACAAATGAAGGCTCAATAAAATGGCAAATGGTAAAGTATGTGTCAATTGCCACATCATCTTGGCAAATGCTATTTTGATATGTGACGAGTGCGGGCATCCGCAAGAAGCTTTCTACAAAAGAGAAGATAGACGCAAAGAAAAGTCAAA